ATAATCATATTAATATTTATATTGAGGGAATCCAAATTCAAAGTGAATTGAAAAAATATAAATGGCATAAATTAGAATGGTGTATGAATAAAGACGATGTTTCGCCTCATGAAATATTTAGATTACATAAAGAAGGTGGTTCAAAGGGAAGATCTCAAGTAGCAAAATATTGTATTCAGGATTGTGAACTTTGTATTCATTTAGTAAATTTATTGGATATTATTCCAAATAATATTGGTATGTCAAATGTATGTCTAGTTCCATTCTCATATATCTTTCTAAGAGGTCAAGGTATTAAAGTTACATCAATTGTATCACAATGTTGTACTAGTAAGAAAACATTGATGCCAACATTGATTGATTATAGTGATGATGTAAGTGGGTTTGAAGGTGCAATTGTATTGGACCCTAAAGTGGGATTATATACCGATGATCCAATAGTTGTTCTAGATTACGCATCACTATATCCATCATCGATTATAGAAAATAATTTATCACCCGACAAATATATTAGAAATACAGACTTAATTGACAATAATATAATTAAACCAGATGAATATAATATAATTAGTTATTGCAATTATAATGTTGATACATCTAAGAAAACAATTAAAAAAACTAAATTAGACACTATAACAACTTGTCGATTTATGAAAAATAAATTAGATGATGTGGGCAAGATTGAGAAAAAATCATTAGGAATTATACCAATTGTATTGCAAACATTATTAGAAGCTAGAAATAGAACAAAAAAATTAATTAAGAAAGAACCGGATGAATTTAAGAGAAAAGTATTAGATGGTTTACAATTAGCATATAAAGTTACAGCAAATTCAGTTTATGGTCAATTGGGTGCTAGAACTAGTAGTATTTATATGAAAAATATTGCAGCATGTACTACTAGTGTTGGTAGAAGTAGAATTGATGATGCAAGTATCGGAGTAAAAGAATGGGCAAAAGAAAATAATTATAAAGAACCAGATATTATATATGGTGATACAGATTCTGTATTTATTAAATTTAGTAGAGATGATAAAGATGGCAATGAAATTAAAGACAAAAATAAATTATTAAAGCATTGTATTAAGTGTGGAATTGAATCTGGTAAATTTGTAGATAAAACATTAAGACCTCCACAAAATTTAGAATATGAAAAGACATTTTATCCATTCATCTTGATATCAAAGAAACGATATATTGGAGATAAATATGAATTTGAATCAGATGTTGATAATAAAAAATGTGCGAGAACTTCTATGGGTATTGTCTTAAAGAGGCGGGATAATGCACCAATAGTAAAATATGTATATGGTAATATTATTGAAAAAATAATGGTTGATAGAAATTATAATAAAGCATTAGAGTGGTTAGATATGACATTACAACAAATTAATAATAATCATTTTACAGATAATTATTTTATAATTTCTAAATCCTTAAGAAGTATGTATAAAAATCCAGAATCAATTGCTCATAAAGTTTTAGCAGATAGAATTGGTGAAAGAGATCCAGGAAATAAACCTAAAGCAAATGATAGAATACCATATGCATATGTTGATATTAAAGAATATGATATTGTATTTGATAGAAGTTCACAATATAAAAGTGGTAAAAATAAAGGAAAAGACAGAAAAAAAAGAATATTACAAGGGAATAGAATTGAACATCCAGAATTTATTAAAGAAAATAATTTAAATATTGATTATTCGTTTTATATAACAAATCAAATTATGAATCCTGTTAAACAGGTATTGGATCTGAATGATGAATATTTAGATCAAAATAATAAAGTATTTGAACCATATATAATGACAGATGAAAAATTATATAAGAAATATAAATAAATAATAATATTTTATTATATTATAAAATGATCGGCGGATTTGTGAAAGGTAATAAAATGAAAGTTAATTCAATGAATCTATTTTTTATGATGGTCTTAATATTTCTTATTAAAGCATGGTTAGTACAGTGGTCCTATAATTCTATAATGCCTAAATTAACATATAATATGGTTGGAACTAAAGATTTTAGAAAATTATCCTATATGGAATCAATAATTGTTGTCATTTTATTTAATAATTTATTTTCTGTTTAATTTATTTGTTTAATTTCTTTATAAAAAAAATCTATGTTATAGTATAAAATATGGGAGGAGGATTAATGCAACTAGTAGCTTATGGCGCTCAAGATATCTATCTTACTGGTAACCCGCAAATCACGTTCTTTAAAGTTGTCTACCGCAGACACACTAACTTCTCGATGGAGACTATTCAACAAACTATTAATGGCACTCCTGCATCAGGGAATACATCTACTGTCACTATTTCTCGTAATGGTGATTTAGTTGGCAAAGTGTATGTCACGAATACTTCTGCTTCTGTCGTTGATGGTTCTAAAATTGTTGCTCAAGTTGAATTAGAAATTGGTGGCCAATTAATTGATCGTCAAACAGCCGAATGGAATGATATATGGAATGAACTTACTGTCCCATCTGGAAAAAGATTAGGATTTAGATCTATGCAACACTGTTTGCATACTCCTACAGAAAATTCTGTGGGAATGACACAAGTTCCTCTCAACTTTTGGTTTTGTCGTAATCCTGGACTTGCTTTACCACTTATTGCTTTACAATATCATGAAGTTAAACTTAAGATAAAATGGGGTAATACTACAGTAGGACATGTAGAATATGCTGGAGAAGTCGCATCTTCAAATGTATGGGTTGATTACATCTACCTTGACACAGAGGAACGTCGTCGTTTCGCACAAGTTTCTCACGAATACCTTATTGAGCAGGTCCAGAAACAAACATTTTCTGGTAACAATAGCACTAAACTAAACTTCAATCACCCAGTTAAAGAATTGATTTGGACATCTCAATCGGGAATTACCGCATACGGTACTGCTCAACTCAAATTAAATGGACACGATCGTTTTGCGGCTCAAGAAGAAGAATACTTCCAGCTCAGACAACCATTAGACTATCACACTGCTATACCACACCAGAATCTTCCAGTATCGAAAGCTGCTGCTGCCGGTTCCGAATCGCTTATAAAATCTGGTGGCGCGATCCAGACGAACGCAGCTGGTATTAATAATCTGGCATGTGCTTTAGCCGAGATTAATTTAGTGACAATTGATAGCGCATCAACTGTTCTAACATCTGCTCCGGCAGACGATGTTGCGATAGCTGTTGCTTCGACTTCCGCATCTGCTTTTATTATAGGTAATCTAACTGCTGCTTGTTGTATTAAAAGTGGTACCATAACACAAGGAACCAAATTAAAAATAACTGTAATCGACTCTTCGGCCACTCAAGCGACTGGTATTCATTCGACTACAACTGACGCAACAGTTAGATTCTTGGTTTCGAATTCTGCCACCACTTCTGCATTGTGTCAGGGCACTCTTGGACCCTTGAAATCTGGCACCGTAATGGATAAGGAGACCATGGACACAGGTGATGGTAATTCTCTCGATGATCAAGTTATTTTAGTTATATTAGATACAGTATTGACATTTGCATCAACTGAAACAGCTGAAGATCATGTACATATTGAACTCGTGGGCCATGATGAAGCGGATACATCACACATGAATAAAAAAATTAATGTCTATTCTTTTGCCCTCAAACCTGAGGAACATCAACCATCTGGAACGTGTAATTTCTCTAGAATTGACAACGCTAAGTTAGACACAAGTAGTTCGGGTACTGCTATTTCTACTTCTGAAAACATCTACGCTGTTAACTACAATGTTCTTAGAATTATGAGTGGTATGGGTGGCCTCGCATATTCTAACTAAGTTAATCCAATTAAGTTAATTTAATTTTTTAAGATATCTTTTTTATAATAAATTTAATAAAAATTAAGTTTAATTTAATCAAAAAAAAAATCTATGGTATAGTATAAAATATGGGAGGAGGATTAATGCAACTAGTCGCTTATGGCGCTCAAGACATCTACCTTACTGGTAACCCGCAAATCACTTTCTTCAAAGTTGTCTACCGCAGACACACTAATTT